CTAGCTTTTTTTCCCCTTCATCGGCACCACGTTCCCGCTCGCCTCCGACAGGCTCGGCAGTGCCCGGAGAGCATCCTTCACTTCCCGGTCGTCCACATGCGCGTACCGCTGCGTGACGGCGATCGTTGAGTGTCCCAGCGACCGCGCCACGATCTCGAGCGGAGCGCCGCCCTGGCGCAGCCACGTGGCGTGCGTGTGCCTGAGATCGTGCCAGCGGAAATTGGTGATGCCCGCCGCCTTTCGCGCCGCCTCCCAGTGCTTCCGCCAGTTGGTCCGGTCGAACACGTAGACCTGGCTCCGGTCGCACTGCTCGATGATGGCCCGCGTCTCCGCGGAGAGCCAGACGGTGCGCTTGCCGGTCTTCCCCTCGACTTCCACAGCCCCGCGCTCCAAGCCCACGGCGGTCCATTTCAGGCCGAAGGTTTCTTCGCGCCGGCAGCCCGTGTAGACCGACCACTCGACCGCGAGGCGGATGTGGTGCGGGAGGAACGAGCAGAGCCGGACGACTTCCGCGAGCGTGAGCCAGCGGACGCGCCCTTTGGGCTCTTTCTGCCAGTGGGCTTTCCAGTCGATGTGCTGGATTTCAATGCCCCACGCCTTTTGCGCGCGACCCAGGACTTGGCGGCAGACCGCAAGTGTTCGATTAATGCCGCTCGCTCCCGCGCCTTGAGCGGCGCGGTAAGCAACAAGCTGCCCGACGTCGCTGGTCCCGTAGGCGGCCAGAATGAGATCCGGACCGCCGCTGGCAACAATCCACTTGAGGTGTCTTTTGACGTGTTCGGCCCAGCCAAGATTTTTCCCCTTTTCGATCCAGTAGCGTCCGCATCCTTCGTCCAGCGTCAGGCTCGCCCGTTTTGGTTTTCCGGCGCGAGCTGTGATTTCTTTCCGGTGCTCTCTGTCGAACGCCTCTGCGTCGCGGCGGGATGTTGTGCGAGTGCTTCGGATAGACCGATGCCCCCTGACAATGATCTCCGAGTACCAGTACGGCGATCCTGGGCGTTTGTAGATGGACATGGCTCGATCGCGTCCTTCCGATAAGCTTCGATGTCCCTGAGATCGTACCGCCGGAACCGCCCGACCCGCGAGAACTGAATCGGCAGCCGCTTTACGGTCTTGATGCTGACCCGCAAAATGCTGGCGACTTCCTCAATGTCGAGGAGCTTGTTCATTCCACGTTCTCCAGATCCGGGAGGGGCACTTCGGATTTCTGCGCTTCGAGGATCGCGTAGCCGATGAGCTCGGGGATTTGTGGGACGACGGCGTTGCCGAGGGCGTGGAGATCGTCGCGCACCAGTTTGCGGGGAACCCCATAATCCACTCGATCCAACGAGGGTTCGGCCGACCAGTGCCCCCGTAGATGCGGCGCAATTGATTGCAGATGCTTTCGCCATCCCGCTTCGTGTAGCCCTTGAAGTCGCGCGCTACCGGGGTATGCCACAAGCCATATCCGATCCCGAGGATGAGGGGCGCCAAGGGCGCATGCTGGTATGCATTCCCACTCCGCATCGAACCCGATCTCGGCCAAGTCTCCGAGAACTGTGCCAAGCCCATCAACAAGCAACCTTGCGACGTTTTCCACAATGACGAGCTCGGGTCGTAGCTCGCGAACCAGGCGGGCGTACTCTTTCCAAAGGCCGGACCGGCCGCCATCAATCCCGGCCTGCTGTCCTGCGGCACTGATATCTTGGCAGGGAAAACCGCCCGCAATGGCGTTTGGAAAAACTCCGTCTGCGTGGAGTCGTGCGGCGGTGAGTTCGCGCACGTCGTAGTAGCAGGGGACGCCTGGCCAGTGCGTTGCGAGGATGGCTCTGGGGTATGGTTCGATCTCGCAGAACGCGACCGTTTCGAATCCGCCCGTTCGTTCGAGTCCAAGAGAGAATCCCCCAATTCCGCTAAAGAGATCGAGCACGCGAAGTTTGCTCATGGTGTCTCCCGCCCCCCTGCGCTCACACGTCCGTGCTCAATCGCTGACAATTCAGCCGGACTGAGGCCCAATCGTTGCGACGCTTCCAATAGGCTTTCACGCCGGGCCACGCGCGCCTCGCGCATCTCGCGCCCTTGCTCGATGAGAGCGGCGCGTTGGCGATCGATAACGCCGGTCCCGCCGCACGTCAGACAATCGCGCCACTCCACGGAATGCTTTCTGATGTCCGGGCCGCGATTGATGAAGCAGTGCGCGCCTTTGTGCCCCTCGCAGTGCGGGCATGTCAGTGGCGGCAACGGTCCGCCGTCTGAACCGTGAAAATCATGCTCAGCCATCCCGCCCCCCTGCGCTGGTAGGGGTGGACAAAAAGAATTCGTGATCGAGGGCGTCCGCAAGTTCGCGCCGATAGTCGAGACCGTCCATGTATCGGTCGTAATGGCGGTCGAGTACGAGGCGGCACTGCTGCCCTTGCCACAGCCAATGCAGCACGGCGTGATTGTCTTTCACCGTGATCGAAGCCTTGCCGGGGCCGTCGACACCGCGTCGACGCAGCTCGTGTCGCAGTACGCTTTGAAAGGCGACGGGATTAGGCATCACTGCTGGCCCCCAGTTGCCGCAAGACCGGCCCGAAGTTCGCTGATCGTTACGTGCCGAGCCGGTCGACGCAGCATCGCCAGCGCGTAGCCGATCGCCATGAATTCCTCGCGTTCGAGTGTCACGGTCTCGGATTGGCGCGTGTGGTCAAAGAACTCAATCCCGGCTTCACAGCAGGTCACGGCGACTGCCTCGTATCCCACGCCGATATCGACGTAATGATAGGGGTCGCATTTGCAGAATGGGCACGTGGTCACTCCACCCCTCCCTCAGTTGAGCTGGCAGGGGTGGACGCCGCATGCGTGTCGCTCAACAATTGTATTGAAATCATTGCCTCTGTTGCGGAGAGGCGCCCATCTCGCCAATCGTTCACGTAACCCGCTAGGCGGCTCTTCACGGCCCACAACTCATCGCCGCGCAATTCGCTGCGGTCGCGAATTGCAATGAAGCGCTTGCAGGGGTTCGTTTCGCAGCCCATCACTCTGCTCCCTCAGTTGAGGCGTCTGCGCCGAGAGCGCAAAGACGCGGAACGATCTGGTCAGGCCAGATCCACCAAACTGGAAAGGCACCTTCGTCGCGAGCGCGCATGAAGTCTGCGCCCTGGAGGCAGCGCCGGCCGAGGCTGTCGAAGCACATCGCCGTGAAGTGGTGGCCGCGCCAGCCCTTGATGTCGCCGTGCTCGGTATTGTTGTAGTTCTCGTGGCAAGTCAGCCAGCTTCGCGCGTGGTTCACCCACTGGGCGAAGCTGTCGAAGGTCTGGTCTGCAAACGGAGGGGCCACGCGGACGGGCGTATGCTCAGCCATTTTCCACCTCGTCAGTTCCGCGAGCGCGGATGGCGGCCAATCGTTCGCCGTTGAATTGTGGGTCGTCCGATGCGTGGGGGAAGCCTAGCAGGGTCGCTGCAGCGCGCGCCTGCCCAAGCGTCAAGCTGATGTGTGGGACGGTCGCGGGCAAATACGCTTCATCGGGAGCGTCTTTGTCCATGAACGTTGCGAATGCAGCTAGAGGCGCTAGCGCCTCTCGTAGCCGCCGCTCTGCTTCCACTGCATCTGCTGCGGCCAGGGGTGGAGAGGATGCGAGGGCGGTGCGGGCCTTGTCGATCGCGTTGTTCACTTGAATGCCTAGGTCGACGTATTGCCGACCCTGCATGGTGGGATTGGTCTTCACCGCATTGAGTAGGGCTTGCAGTGCATGCATCGAGCCCCGGAGCGCTTCCCTCAGTGCGTCCCCGTCTGTTGCGGGCGGTGGGGGAGAGGCGGAGAGCATCGCGACGTAGCATGCGTCCGACCCACGGGAGAAGAGGTGAGCCCACGCGGACAGCATTGCCTTGGTAGGCTCCACCGGCACGAGAGCCCACCCCGCAGGCGCTCCCCCGGCTTGTGAGGCGCGGAGACGGGTGATCTCTGCGCGAAGTTCTTCAATGACCTCGGCGGACTCGCACATCGTTTCGTGGGCAGACCACGGCCGTTCGTAGAAGTCGGATTCATCGAACCCACGCAGCCGTTCCACCACGTCTCTCTGTTCTTCTCGTGTGGTCGTCATGGGGTGTCCTCGTCGTCGAATTCGAGCTGCGCGCCTGTGTAGATCGGCACGCCATGATCGACCGCGATGCGTAGGATGTTGTGGGCTTCGCATTCGTCGGCGTCGTAGCCGAACTTTTCTTCATGACAGAACGCGCCCGACTTGCGGTCGCGCCAGCGGTGGCTTCCGTCGGAGCAATATCCGCACTGGTCGCACGCCATTTCCTCAATCATGGTCACGCGCGGATCGGTTGGGTCGTGACCTTCATGCAGGCTGACCGGCGCGAGCTGATTGCGGTTGTTGGGCCAGCCGTCTGGCTCATCCGCGAGTGTCGCGCGTGTGGTAGGTTCAGACATGGGGGACCTCACTCGGGCGTAGAGCGGTAAAAGCGCCATGCAGCACCCGGCAAATCGACTGCAAATTTTGCGTGGGCTCTAAGGCCGCGCGGCGCAACGTATCGGTAGGACTCCCGCAAAAACCACCACATCTCTTTCATCGCGGTGCCCTCCCCATGTGGCTCTGCACGATCTTCGTCATACGTTTCACATCGCCCGTTGAGTGCCAGAGCGCGGCGGCAAGCTCGACCACGTCCGGGATGCCGTTCTCTCTGAACCACTTTTCTTCGTGACGTGAGCCGATGCGCTCGACTTCGTCGTGAGCCACACGGCACAGCGGCACCGTCCAGCGGTCAGTCGCCCGCATACCCACGCCGCGTTCCTTTGCGGCAGGCCCGGACTTCAGATGATGGGGATCATTCGGCCCCGCGCGTCCCGTGACGCAGCACGGCAACTGTCTGATGAGAGCGAGGTGCTTTTCGCAGTTCCCCTCACGTCTCTGCTGTGCCGACGGTTTCACCTTCGTCCTCTCCCGTACTGGTGGGCGGAAGTTTGCGAGACCTGCCTTCGGGTGCTTGATCTGGGAAGCCATGTCACGTCAGGTCCTCTACAGCGGAGAGGATCTCGGTGGACATCTTGCGCAACAGAGACGCTAATGCCTTGCGAGCGCTGTCTCGCGTTTCACCACGTGCTGCGGCGCGCACTGAGCAGCCCTGATCCGTTGCAGAGAATGATGCGGTGTAAGCGTCGGAACCGAGCCCGCACGGCGTTTTGGAGATTCTAATCTCGAATTCATTCATCATGTCACTTGCTCACGCAGAAGGCGCAGCGGAAGGCGGGAAGGCCCACGAGTTTCTTGGCGAGATCATCGCCTATGAGGAATTCCGCCCTGATGTCCTCCCAACCCGCGCCAAGTCGGACAGCTCTCCGTGCCAGTTTCACCCGATCCCGGTAGGGTTCCGACTTGAAAGATGGGCGCGCCGGTCCCCACGGCATCGGAGGGAATTCTTTCTCGATGTCCAGTCGCCCGAGTGGGCGTAGAATTCGGCGCGCCCGTGAGCCCGTAGCGCTCGACATCGGAGGCGCATTCGCAGATTGGGCAGTCTGTGGTTCTGTCGAGATCGAAGGTAATTCCATGGACGTCACACCTCGTTATCGCCATCGGACGGATCCTTCATGTCGTTGATCGTGAAACCGCGGTGCTCCATCACGTACCGGACGGCACGCACCACGGCGGCGTCATTGGGCAGCTTGTCCAACTGCCAGTTCATCTCGCGGATGACAGCAAGCTCGGCGTCCAGCGGCTCCAGCTTTTCGCTCATCTCCCGGAACATCCGGGGGAACTGCAGGACGTTGCGGATCGTTGTCACGACTGCACCGCCCGGAAGCTGGCCATCTTGTCTTCGTAGGTATGATTGTAGATTTCAGCCCATGCGCGCGGCAGCGTCGCGATGTCGTCGCAATACAGTTCCGGGATCTGTTGCAGCACTTCCGAATTGGGCGAGCGCTCGATAGCAGCGATGATGGCGTTGTACGTCTCGGTCGTGCCGTCCTTCTTGGCAGCCGCCGATGATTTGCGCTTGGCGTGGCCGTTGCCGTTCAACGCGTGCTGACCTTCCTCGGTGTCCGATTGCGGCATCGAGTCGAGATCCATATCGCCCGATGGGATCTTAAACAGCGAGCGCAGATACGCCTTCTCGGCGTAGGACGTGGCCGCCTGGAACGTCTGAGGTCCGGTGATTTGGATGTAGAGCGTGCGCTTCGACCGCGTGTCCGACCAGGTATCCTCGTCGGTGGCCAGCACGAATGAATATTCGACGTTGAGCCACTGGACGACGACGTCCTTGCCGTCCCTGTCCTTCTTGTCGATGCGGACGATCTCGCACCTTTCCTCGAGCGGTATGATCACGAGGCCGACCTGACCCATCTTGCGCGCCAGCGCGGCATAGATGTCGTCCGTGGACGAGAAGTTATATCCGCCGTGTCCGTTGCGGCTGGACTTGGACACCGCCTCAAGTGAGGCCTTGATCTCGCAGATCGCCCTAACGATGGATTTCGGGATTTTCTCGACAGACATCACTCGCTCTCCTGCTGGATCATTGAATTGAACGCGGCCTTGAAATCGGATGGACCGAGCAACCAAATCGCGCCGGACAGGGCGCACAGCAGCACCACGTAGGCGAACCCGGTCTCCATCGCGTCTCGCGCGGGTGACGGCTCGAACAGAGCGTCCGTCTTTCTGCGCTCTCGTGCGGCCCGTGCTGCGTTGAGGTCGATGACCATGTGCGTGCTCCTAGAGCTTGTCTCTGCGCCCGTAGACGCCGAGCGCGAGAAGAACGATTCCGAGGGCGACGCCCCAATCGAGTGCGATCATCTGGCGTCCTCACTTCCTCTTGAAGAAGGTGTCGATTAGCTGCTGCTTGAACTTGCTCTCGGCGCGCGCTTCGCCAATTGCTTCGTGCATGTTTGCGATGACGGGCTCTACGGAGATCACCCCGCGCACCATTCTCAGCGCGTTGATGGTGCTAGCCGCGTCGTCGTCGCGTATGTCCGCGTCGAGTGCCACCAAGTATCCGATATGCCGGTCCGTCACTGTGCGTCTCCATCTGAGATCCCGCGCGGCGTGCTGGCCGTTACTCCAGCAGTCGAGAGAGGGTCGACCTGCCGCGCGGGAATTCACGAACTCAACCGGCCATCGCCATCACGAGCATGGCCAAAGCGAAGCCAACGAACACAGCGCTTCCGGTACTCACCGCCGCAATGGATGCGGCTTCTTTAAATGCAGTCATGTCGACCCCCCGGTCGTCGAAATGGCTTCTACGCCAACGCAACTTGGACGCTACCGACCTCGTTTTGAGCGCTCGTCGCTCACCATTTTCCCAACCGCCAGAAGTCCGGTGACGAGCCCGCTCACGAACGCGACGACGGAAACGAGAATGAGTTCGATCATTGCGGATCACCGATTTCGATGGTGTCGCCTGGCCCTGCCATCGGCAGGAGAAACAATTCGATGTGGAACCGCAGAACGTCGATGTTCTCGGACCGCACCGACGGAGCGACGTGCTTGCCCGCGGAGTCGATGAGGGTTGCCGTGATCACAGCACGCCTCCATGCGTGGCGTGCTCCTGCCGGTCAGTGCGCGCGCGGCGCTTCGGCTTGTCGTCCAGATAATCTTCCCAGAGCGCTTCGAGCTGCGGCGTGTATTCGTCCAGCGCCCAACGCGTGATCGTGTCGAACAGTGCGTGGGACTTGGAGAGCTTCCGCCACTCCAAACCGTGGCGGGCGCGATGTTCGATGAAGCAGCGCGCGATGTACCAGTCCGCGTCGCCGGTGCCCTCGTCGGGCTCGATCTCCACGGCGCATTCGAGGTCGTGGGTGTAAAGGCTTTCGCCTTCGATCTTGGTGTAGCCCGGCATTGTGAATTCGTGGCGCATGGCGTCCTCGTTTTCCTCTCGGTGCTCGGGAGACAGAGCGGCTGACCCTTTGCCGCTCTGCCTCCCTCCCCACGCCGGGTTGCCCCGGAACGAAAATTTTTAAGAAAGCTGCGGCGCGGGCACTCGGCCCAGACACTCGACCATGCCGTCCGCGAGCCGTTTGAAGACGCGACGCCGGGCGTCGGCGTAGGCGTCGGCGTAGGCGTCGGCGTCGGCGTAGGCGTAGGCGTAGGCGTCGGCGTAGGCGTAGGCGTCGGCGTTGGCGTTGGCGTTGGCGTAGGCGTAGGCGTCGGCGTCGGCGTAGGCGTAGGCGTCGGCGTAGGCGTAGGCGTCGGCGTTGGCGTTGGCGTTGGCGTAGGCGTCGGCGTCGGCGTAGGCGTCGGCGTAGGCGTCGGCGTAGGCGTAGCGAAGTTTTGCGCGCCACTCGTCGCGACTTGCGCGGTCTCCCGCCAGCGCGCGCGCATGCAGGTCACGCAGAGCTTCGTGGGGGGCCGCATCGCGCTTGCGCAGCGCGGCAACTTCAATCGCGAGCGGTGCGACGATGTTCGCGTGCCAGTCGTAGACGACCGTGAACGGCACCTTGCCGTCGATGCGCTTCAACTCGGCGTAGAAGCGCGTGCCCCAGTCCTTTGCGTCTTCTTCGGATTGATTGTCGAAGAACCACGGGACCATCTGGGCGAGCCAGCGCGGCATGATCTCGGCCGGGCATTTGGCCGGATTGTCGACGTCGCTCCCGAGCACGCCCAGTGCACATGCGAGATGACGTCCATCCTTCTCGGTGTGCCAGGCGGACTGGACGATCCGGTCTTCGCCAAGGAACGCCATGTAGCGGTCGTAGGCTTCGGCTGCGGTGTGGGCGGCGTCGTTCATATTGAACCCTCTGTCCTCTCGAATTGCGTGCCCCGGCGGGCCTTGGGGAAAGCGCTGAGGAGGAAGCGCGCCCGCCGGGATCACCAGCGCTTAGGAGACTGGGCAGTACCAAGCGCCCCCGGTGATGTCGTAACCGTAAGTTACGCTCATAGGCGCGTCAACAAAAATCGTAACGAAAAGTTACGGCCATGTTTTCATGCGCTGTGGATAGCTGGAATTGGTCCAACGTGACGTGTCGTTACGCTGCCCCCGGCAACTCGCGGCCCGCATTGGACTCTCGGCGGTATCGAACCTATGCTGACGATAGGGGTGTCGTGGGGGATGCGATGGACGCTCAAAGCGAATTTGACGAACAGGTTCGGCACGCGTTTGCAACGCGCTTGCGCATGGCGCGGGAAGAGGCCGGGTTTCAAACCGGCGAAGCGTTCGCGGAACATCTCGGTGTGGCCGGCCATCGGTATCGCCATTGGGAGCGGGGCGAGCACATGCCAGATCTCAACCAACTGCTCAGGCTATGCGAAGCCTTAAACGTAGAGCCCAACGAGTTTCTGCCGCTCGCGATCAAAACACCTCAGAGCGAGGGATCTGCGGAGTTGTTCCGCAGCCTGCTCCCGGCCCACCGCTACGGGCCGCCAACACTCGAAAAGCTAGAGCAGCGCATCAATGATCTGGCGCAGACATTAGAGCGTGATCACGTCGACATTGCCGGTGCTGTCGAGGACGCGGGTGCCGCACGTCGGAAGGTCGATCTGATAGAAGACAAGCTACTCGATATTGAAGAGGAGGCCGGGGATCGACTCCCCAATTTCGCCAAGCGGGTTGCTGTTCGGATCAAAGCGTTTGAAGAAGCGGAGGCGCGGTACAACCACGCGCGTTCGGAATTCTGGTGGTGGGCTCGGCTCGGCGCGTTCATTCTTGCGCTGAACATCGCGTGGCTTTGGTCCACAAGCCGGTAGCCCTCAGTCGTTTGACCTATGTAATTTTGCTTTCATTATGATTTTCATAACCTTAATGAATATTAAGGTGTGCACTGATGTTATGCGACGGCCCGAGGGTTTGAGCCTCCGTCGCTCTTTTTAGACTTGCTATGCGCCATGGGCAGCAAATGGTTGGGCGTGATGTCGAGTAGTTCGCAGATGCGAACCAGCGTCTCGTAATTAGGCTCGCTGTGGCCGCGCTCGTACTTTCGGTACGTCGCCTCTTCCATCCCGAGCACACCAGCTAGCGCTGCTGCGGACTTATACCCAGCATCCTCACGGGCAGTTCTCAGTCGTTCTGCGAACGTCTTCATGATCGCCTTGTACCTTGACGTTCCTGGTCGTTTCGCTGCCATGCGCCGATCTTTAGCGACGACGCGGACCAGTGCACGGAACTAGTATTCTCCCTGCCTCGATGTTGACCGTAACCAAGAGTTACGATAACGTCAAGTTACGGGCGCGCCATCTGCGGGGGATACACGGCGAACGCTTGGCGAACAAAGCTGCACCAGCAACTCACAATTTCCCCCCACCCTAGTACCCGCGTTCCATTTCAGTTCCAGCGTTGAAACCGTGAGGAATTTCACGATGCAGACTCGCGCGCCGCTACCACGAGAGATTTTGGCGGAATGGGCTCGGAACCGGCATGGAATCCGGACGCCCTTCATCGCCATCCAGTGCTTCGGCTTGGAACTGAACGAAACCCTTTCCGAGGTGTGCCAGTCCGCGGCTCACGTCGGGACCGCGGCGGGGGTAGGAGTTCGCCCTTCAGCTCCCGCCGCAACCAACATGGAGAACGAGTGATGACCGCGACGCAATACGCCATCGACGCGATGCAGCAGGCTATCGGCGCGCTGCGCGTCTCAGTCAGCGACGCCAATCAGGTTGGCTTCATCATTCGCCGCCTCGAGGTCTCGATTGAGAAGCTTGGGCGCTTGGATAATCAGGTGCTTCCGCCTCCCATCCCCGAGCTTGTGCAGCAAGTCCGACACGATGCGGACCTGTCGCAAGCAGATCAGAGCCCGCCGCCTCAGAAGTATTTCGGACCTGGCGCGACGTTGGGTTTCCCTGACGACGACACCAAGACCCGCATCATTAGCCGGATCTTTATCCGAGGTTAGGTGATGGGCAGCGTGATCGTTCTTGAAGGCAAGCTCGTGAAAAAGCCATCAGAGCGCTGGACGGCGACGCTCTGGTACCGCGCTGCGCACGGTCTCGTCGAGGTCGCTGTACACTTCGAGGAACTCGAAGAACTCCACGACATCGTGGAGCGCGGGCCAGACTGGAACACCCTTGACCGCATCGAAGTCAGGCTCACCCGCAACTCGACGCCGAACCTTACAGTCGAACGTTCCGAAACGCTCTGACCACCCTTTGTCTCCGTATTGCGTCTGCGTTTTCCCATCTCCCCCGCACCGCATAGGAGAAGACCCATGCACCCGCACACGTCCTTTGCGACGCTTCAGAGGATCTTCCTCGGCGTCGGCGCCGTTGGCCTCTTGGTCTCCGTCGCAATGACCTACAAGTTCGGCTCGTCAATGAGCTGGCTTCACGCCGTCGCGCTCGTCACGGTCACGATCGCGGCCGCCTTCATCTTCCCCTTTCGGGCATTCGTCGCCCAGGCAGGCAACGTTCCGGCGTCGCGCGCGCTCTTGGCGCTCGGCATCTTCTTCGTCGGCTTGGAGTTCTTCTCGCACCTCGGCTACACGATCGGCATGCGCGAGCGCTCCAACGTAGAGGCGTCGGCGCAGAACGCCGCGTACACCGCGCAGCAATCGTCCATGGCGCAGGAGCAGACCAACCTCGCCATGTGGCGCGAGCACCTGGCCAAGATGCAGGCGGAGAACGCCTGGGTCGCCACGGTGTCCGCTGACGGCCTGCGTGCCCAGGTCGAAGCGGCAACTATGGCGATCGACCAGGAGAAGGCGCGCGGCGGCTGTGGCCCCAAGTGCCTTGCCCGCATGAAGGAGAAGGGCGGCCTCGAGGAGCGCATCGCACTTGCCGAGCAGGCGTCCGACCTCACGAAGAAGATCGAAGCCACGCAGCGCATCCTCGACAAGAAGACCGAGGTCGCGACGACGGCCAAGGTCGGCTTTTCGCCGGTGAAGGCGCAGACGGATTTCGTCGGTCAGATCTGGCTCGTGATGACCGGTACGGAAGGCGAGAAGGCGCTCACGCCTGACACGGTGACGCTCTCGTTCACGCAGATCTTCATCGGGTTTTTCATCGCGCTCGGGGCGACGTTCCTGCCGACGTCGGCGTTCTACATGGCCTTCTTCGGCCACAAGCCGCGTCTCGACCAGGGTGATGAAGAAGCGGCTGCCGCGCCCAAGCCTGCCACGGTGCAGGCGGTCGGCAACGTTGGTCCCAAGACCCGCAACGTTCGTCTTTGCGACCTCGCTCGCGAGCAGGGCCTCGCTGCGGCCTAAGCAAAAAAATGGAGGGCGGCTCGATCAGGAACCGCCCTCTGACGCACCGGGGGAATGCGAATTTGTACGCCACATATCAACAGCTGTACGAGAGCTATTGACTGATGATGAATCTAGATCCGGTTCGCGTTGAATTCAAGGCGGTGGTGCACCCATGAGCATCCGCCTGATGTCGATCGTTTGGGATATCCGCTGGCCGACGCAGAACCACCTGCTGGTCATGCTGAAGCTTGCCGATCACGCCAACGACGAGGGAAGCAAGGTCTGGCCAGCAGTCGCAACGATAGCGGCCCAGGCGCAGTGCTCCGAGCGTACCGTCCAGAACGTTTTGAAGGCCTTCCGGGATTGCGGTTTGGTCGGCGTTGTGAAGGCTGGCGGCGGCTCCACGCCGACCATCTACACCTTGAACGTTGCGCTGCTTAATGCACTGGCGAGCGCGAAGGCAAAGCTTGAGGGAAGCGCGGATCTTATCGAGATCCCGGACGATGCTTATGCACAGGCAGCCGACGCGACCGGTGCAATCGTTGCACCCCTCGGCGTTGCACCGGTGCAACCGGCGACAGGGACCGGTGCAACGGAGGGGGGGAGGGGTGCAAAGCTATTGCACCCTAACCACCACTTAGAACCATCAAAAGAACCTTCAACGCGCGAAGATTCAAAATCTGATTTGAAAAGTGAAGTGCAGGGCCGGGCTCTGCCATCGCACACGATCACCGCGAATGACCCCCAGTGGGAACACTGGATCGTGCATCTCCGAAAACTTGGCCGTGACGACCTAGCGCTGCGCGCGACGGCCGCCGGTGCCATCACGACCGTCGGCAGCAGGTGGCCGAAGGACGACAGCCCGTTGCCGTTCGTCAAGCAGACCGGGCTTACCGAGCAATCGAAGCGCGTAGCAGGTGGGGCATGAACGAATTTTCGACACGCAAGAACAAGGCTTACAGCGACATCTTCTCCATTGAGAGATGGCACCGGACGTCGAACGAAGAAATCTGCGCGAGTGTAGTGACGCTGCGGACCAACCTTCGCTGGTTGGTAAACACAGCCGATTGTCAGCACATCGCGGAGCCGGTCAAGCAGATCGTGAGGTGCGTAGAGGACATTGAGGACGCGTTATCCAACCACCAAGCTACGATTCGGGACTCTCGCGAGTTGCTGACTGATGGGATTGGAGATCTCGAGGATGTTTACGTCGATCATCTCCGTCACCGAACTGCGTCAACCGTGCATGCTATCAATGATCCTGCAGTTCGTTCAGCAGTCCTAGCGCTGACGGGCGGCCGCTGCGCTTACTGCGACTGCGTGCTCGAGCAGGGTACCGGTTCCACGGAAGCCTTCACGATCGAGCACATCGTCCCGCGCGATAGCGGTGGACCTGACAACATCGCCAACTATGTGCCTGCCTGCCGGAGCTGCAACTGCTCAAAGGGAACCGGGCACGTCATCACCTTCATCAAGCGTCGCGTATCGCTTGCGGCCGGCGCTAAGCCGGACCTGCGTGTTGTTGGAACTGACTCTATCGGCGGGGGCTGAACAACATGGCGTGGAACGAGGAACGGGTCGATCTCTTGAAGAAGCTTTGGTCCGAGGGGCTGAGCTGCAGCGTATTGGCCAAACAGCTTGGCGGCGTGACCAGGAACGCGGTCATCGGCAAGGTGCACCGCCTCGGCCTTTCCGGGCGCGTTACGACGCAGAGGATGAAATACAGGAAGCGCGCGAGGGCCAAGAAAATTCGCACGGATGGCCGTGTGTTCGCGCCGACGTTCGCCCGGGAACCGCTCCCTCCCGAGCCGTCGCGCCCGGCCAAGCTGTTCAAGCTCGCAGACATGGAAGACCACCAATGCCGATACTTCTACGGCGATCCTCGTGCAGCAGATAGCGGGTACTGCGGCTGCAAGAAAATGGCGGGCTCGAGCTATTGCCCAGGGCACCACGCGAAAGTCTGGCAGGGCGTTCCTGTTCGATCGAAATCGGCGGACATCCCTGAATGGCGCGGGAAGCATCGGCTCGACAAGCACGGGTCGAAGTATGCCGGGAAGGCGGTCGCGGTATGACCGGCCACAAGATCACCCTCAAGGGCTACCGCGTCAAAGACGGGAAGCTCTCCTCGATCCCCTCATACGGGAGGAACGCGAGCGCGAAGATTGCGCAGAAGAAATCCAAGCGCGTGCGCGTAGCGAAACGGAGCCCAGGATGAGCAACGTGGTCGAATTGAAGCTCGTCGAGGTGGGCGAGAATTTCCGCTTCGAAGCCGACAAGCTGCTCGACGCTGCAAAGGGGCAGGAGTTCGCCAAGCTCGCGATTATCGGAGAGAACCCAGACGGCACACTCTGGCTGTCGGGTACGTCGAACGCTGGCGAAACACTGATCCTGCTCAAGTGGGCCGAAGGTCTGATCGTCACCGGCAAGGACCCGAGGACCGCCCCATGAAAGACCGTCCCTATCACGAGCACGAAATTATCCGCGCGCTTTCACTGGCCGACGCCCTCGGCCACGAGAAGTGCAGAATATCCACCATGTCTCTGCGTACGGTTTTGAGGATTGTCGAGAATGAACGGCGCAGACTGGTACGCCCTGACAACGGCTCCAAGGCACGAGATGGCGCTGGTCTCCCTGCTCCGGGAGGACGAGGCCCTACGGCGCGAGCTGAGCGTGGCGGACGCATACTGCCCGGTGGAGCGCTACCACGTGTGGCTGAAGATGAAGCGGCACCCGATCGAGAGGCTGCGCACGCTGACGCCTAGGTATGTGTTCGTGCGGTGCCGTGACCCTCTGCGCGTCGTTGCAGGGTTGGCCGAGCACGGGGCGCAAGACGTTCTGATGCGCTGCGGGACGTTCGAGGACGAACCGGCGCCGATCTCGAACGCGGCCATCGAACAGGTGAAGGTGCGGGAAGCCGAGATCGCGATGAAGCGCGCCAGGCGAACGGACAGGTCGAAGCGTCAGATCCGGCAGGGCAGCAAGATCAAGGTGGGAGACCGGATTGAAATCCCTCATCTGGGGATCAACGTTGCGAACACTCCGGTGGAACAGATCGTCGGCGGCCGGGCCGAGGCGTCGTTTGGTGGAATGCGGTTGACGATGGCGTTGGAAGACCTGTCGGCAGCGTGAAACTCAAAGGGTATCGGTATGGAATGGAACACAGCCTTCATGCGCGAGCGGGTAGCGCCCGCGCCGATCATGGAGGCACAACATATGCGAGGACGAGCATTCCGTCGTCACGAGAAGGCTAAGAGCCGCGCCAGGGCAGTCCGGCGCGCGAAGTCGAAGACCTGGGTTGGCCGCGCCTGCGTAACCGGGTGGGTCAAGTTCTGCGAGACGCCGCAGCGCTGCTCATGCCGAGGGTGCGGGAACCAGCGAAAGTTCGAAGGGGCTCCCGTTAGCGAGCGCAGGCAATGGCAAGAAAAAACCCCCGAAGCCTGAGAGCCCCGGGGGTCTGTAGGTTACGCCGCTTTAAGCCGGCGCCAACAGGTGGTGCGTGCCACATCAGGGTAGGCAGCAAGCGCCTCGTCCAGACGGGGTTTGCGCCCGTGCTTCGCCTCGAACGCCTGAGCCCAGGGCACGATGTTCTCGCCCTTGAGGTCCGGCACGATTGCCCGGGTAGGTGGCAACGGCGGGCCAGGGTCATTGGCGAGATAGCGCCTCAGCTTTTCAGCTTCTGCGTCCAGGTCCTTGCTCGGCGTCGTCTCCGTTATGGCGCGGTGCTGGAACCCGTATCCGAATGCGACGATCGCCGTCCATTCGAACATGAGCGCCAGGGCAAACCGCTCGAAGACCTTGAAGAATGCCTCAGCGGCCGCCTTCGAGAACCCTGCGAGCGCCGCAACTTCAGCCGCTTGACTGGCCTTGGTGGCGGTAGACTGGCGGGGATGATCCCGCATCGTCTGTTCGTAGCCACGGATCGCCGCCTCGTAGGTGGTGATCGAGTAGGTCGTTCCGTCGCAACGCTTGCCCTTGCCGGACGCGCATTCTTTGGCAGCCTTGGCCCGGAGGTCTTTCACCGTCACTTCGGCTTCTCCCTTCATGCGTTCCGCATCGTCGTAGAGCTTATTTGCCTGCTCGACAGAGAGCGCATGGCCCTCGGCCGTCTCGGCCTGCCGCCCTACCGACGAGTAGAGCGTGAACGCTGTGCCGAGCAGGAAGGCGATCGAGAAGCCTGCTGCGGCGCCGAAGCGGCGGAAGCCCGCCACCTTGGCCAGATGACCCGCCGCGATCGTGAGACCGACGACGAGGGGAACGAGTGCGTGATCGAGCGTCCAGTTCCCAGTGTGCATCGGCTCCCAGAGCAGGATTGCCATGGCGCCGATGGATGCGAAGGTGCCGACGGCGATTGCCAGGCCCTTTGCCGGAGTGTTATTCGTGGTCATGTCGTTTCCTTCCATTTGCTGTGGTGGGGTTCGATAGCGAGGGCGGGCCGTTCCAGCGGTTTCCGCCCTCAACTGTTTATAAAATAGCGCACACTTGACAGGCAGTCAAGCGTTTGCTAACCAGCGCACATGAAAAGGTTCAAAGACCATGACATTGTTGCAGAATTGCAAGCCCGCGTAGCGGCAACCGGCGTTCGAAAGCTGGCAAAAGAACTAGGCGTGTCACCGACTTACGTTTCTCAGGTCGTGAACGGCAAGCTTCCACCCGGCCCAGGCGTCGCCGGTCCGCTCGGGTTCGTCGATGACGGATATCGTTGGGTAAAGGGCATCAGGGCAGTCGTGGAGAAGCGGAAATGAGCGAAAACGTAGCGACTATCACCGTGAAGAATGCCTTCCCGCTTGATGTGACGGTGGGTGATGTGACCGTTATTCTGAATGCAGACGGCACTTATCGCGGCAGCGCAGACAAGCTGGCTGCGGCGTTAGCGACCGTAAAAGGGCCGCACACTGCCGCCGACGCCATGGGGCTCATCCTCGCCTGGACGGTGCTCAGAGCGATGCAAGAGAACTAGTGCCCCGAAGGACTGGCCTGAGAGGTGGCGGAAGTAAGGATGCCGCAGTTTTCGTTTGTTTGGGTGTAGCCTGCGGGCTACAAATGGGGTATGCTTGAGCTACGCGAGACTGCTGAATTCTCGGCTTGGTTGAAAGACCTTAGAGATGGAACCGCCAGGGCCAGGATTCTGGTTCGCGTGGAGCGGGTTGCGCGTGGCAACCCCGGCGACGTTGAACCGGTAGGCGAGGGAGTGAGCGAGATGCGTCTCCACTTCGGGCCCGGATACCGCGTTTATTTCATTCAGCGCGGAAATGCCTACGTCCTGCTGCTGGCCGGCGGAGATAAAAGTACGCAGGATCGCGACGTCATTGTCGCAAAACGGCTAGCGGCTGAGTACCAGGAGTAAAACGCATGGCCAAATCACGCCCATTCGATGCCTCCGAGTATCTGGAGAACGAGAGCGAAGTCGCAGCTTACATTGCTGAAGCGATGCTGACACAAGATGTGGAACATATCGCGCACGCCATTGGCGTCGCTGCCAAGGTGCGCGGGATGACGCAAATAGCGGAGCGAACAGGCCTGTCCCGTGAGAGCCTTTATCGGGCTCTGAGTGCAGGTGGAAGCCCGAAGTTTGACACGATACAGCGTGTTCTAGAGGCGCTCGATCTGCAACTCACGGTGCAGCCTTCAAAACGCGTGGCTTAGAAGCCCGCGAAATTGCTTCCTATTGGGCGGCTGTGTGTCTCAGCCAAAACCCAGGCCTTGACCGCGCCCGTCCAAATCATCTACGGCTGATTCTACAAGGACGGGGACCTCTGCGCGTAGCGTTGATTTGACCAATCCGCCTTGGGGCTCAAGCAAAAATCGGCTTTGAGCGGGCTCCAGAAGAGCGCCCTGAGCGACCCCGAACACCCAAAAACAATGACGCCCTCGCAACGCTTTACATAGCGCGAGGGCGTATTCCGTTGGATCGATACGCCGAACTCCAACGGTGACCCCACACTACGACATCCCCGATGAATTGGAGCTGAACGCGATGGATGACGGCCAATGGCGGTTGCTCCAGCAGATGCTTGCGGCGCGCCAGCAATCTGGGTCCCCGTGGGGCTCGTCGTTCGATAAGCAGCCGAAGGGTCCCGAAGCGCAAGCTCACTCGCCCTCGCTGATGGATATCGGACGAGGCGCATTGAACGCCGTTGGTGGAACGCTTGGGTACGACGACCTCGCGAAGCGCACAGGCGAAACCGCTGATCTGCTGAGCGTCCCCCTGATGTTCAGTAGCATGATGTCGCCGCCGGCAGCCGCAGCGCGAGGCGCAGGCCCAGCCTGGGACGCAGCGATGGCGAAGGTGCTGAACAATAAGTATCCGGATGAAAAGGTCATCACCGGCGGGAACCCAATGGGTTCTAGCGGGAACTGGTTCGGTGTCGGCGGGGAGTCCTATTGGAACTCGTCGCGCGGGCTCGCTAGGGAGCACGAAATCCCGAGAGCATCCCGGACGAACGGTATGTCGTGGGACCCATCCGCTCCGGCATTGAACGACAAACCGGCGGTTTCAGGTGATGGCCTCCGGTATCTCAACGAGCTTCTCGCCCAGCAGCAGAGGGCATCATTTAGGCCAGTCGGGAGATGAGAGCATGAACGCGAACGCACTCAAATCCCAGGCTCTCCCGATCCTCCACCTTATAGGCCTAGCCCTTGTGATCGTGGCTCTAGCGAAGTTCGCAGGAGTACGCGTGAGCTTTGTCGGCGGGTCTGTGACGGAAGCGGCGCTCGTTGGCGCTGGTCTTCTGCTCGCTAGGTAAGTTTCACATGAAACTCACGCAAGAAAGACTGCGCAGCGTTCTCAGGTACGAGGTCGAGACGGGCCAATTTAGGTGGCTCGCGCCAGCGTCCCGCAGTCTCAAAGCTGGGGATTTAGCAGGATGCGTCGAAACCGATGGCTACCGCGCGGTCTGTGTGGACGGGAACATGTACAAAGCGCATCGGCTAGCTTGGCTCTACGTCCACGGCGAGTGGCCGCCAGAACAACTCGACCATATCAACGGACAGCGGGACGATAACCGGGTTGAGAACCTACGCTCAGCCACACGTGCCGAGAACGCTGGGAACAGCAAGCGCCGTGCCGATAACACGTCGGGATTTAAAGGCGTGTACTGGAATGCGCAGCGCAGTAAATGGCAGGCCAAGATCAGGCGAGGCCAGCTCGAAAAGCACTTAGGGCTATTTGTCTGTAAAGAGGACGCTGCTGAGGCGTACCGCAGAGCAGCCGCCGATGTCTTCGGGGAATTTGCCTGTGTTGACCGGTGACGCGACTTGTTTTGCAAAAGTAGCGATGCATAGCAAACATGGCCGGTCGGGGATCTAAGCCCGGCGAGCGCCGCGGGGGCCGACAGAAAGGCACCTCGAACAAGGCAACCGCCGATATCAAGGCCGCCGCCCGGATGCACGGCGCCGATGCCATTAAACGCTTGGCTCATCTGATGACTAAAGCTGAGAGCGAGCAGGCCCAGGTGGCCGCGTGCAAGGAACTGCTCGACCGCGCTTACGGGAAGCCGGCGCAAGCCGTTGTCGGTGATGACGACGGCGCGCCGGTCAAGACCGTCATGGAGATCGTATGGGGCGTCACGAGCGGATCGAGCGCCGACAAGTAGTCATCCCGTATGAGCCGCGCCCGCAGTTCTTGCCCTACCACAACCGGACAGAACGCTGGGCATGGATCGCAGCGCATCGTCGTTTCGGTAAGACGGTCGGGTGCATCAACGAACTGATCCGCGGCGCGCTGACCTGCCAGTTGCCGAATCCGCGGTTCGCCTACATCGCGCCGCTCTACACCCAGGCAAAGGACGTGGCCTGGACTTACGTGAAGCACTTCACCGCCAGCATCCCCGGCGTGCTGCATCACGAGAGCGAGCTTAGGGCTGACCTGCCGAACGGCGGGCGTGTTCGTCTGTACGGCGCCGAGAACTACGACCGAATGCGCGGCGTCTACTTCGACGGCGTGATCCTCGACGAATACGCAGACATGGACCCCAGGGTGTGGCCCGAGGTGATCCGGCCTGCGCTGTCGGATCGCAAGGGTAGCGCAACGTTTATCGGCACGCCTAAAGGGCGAAACGGTTTTTATGAGCTTGGCCACGGCAACCCGGAGATCGGCTGGGAGGGTGCTGTCAGGTCGACGGAATGGTTCACGCTTGTGCTGAAGGCGTCACAAACCGGGATTCTGGACCACACCGAGCTTGACGATGCTCGCAAGGTCATGACCCCCGAGCAGTACGAGCAGGAGTACGAGTGCAGCTTCGACGCAGCGATCATCGGCGCCTACTACGGACGAGAGATTGCCGACATCGAGCGCGCCAAACGCATCCGTCCCGCACCCTGGGAGCCGAGTCTGCCGGTCTATACAGCTTGGGACTTGGGTCTCGATGACGCGACGGCGATTTGGTTCGTCCAGGCCGCTGGCGGCGAAATTCGAGTGATCGACTACTACGAGGCGAACAACACGAGCCTGACCGAAATCGCCCGTGTTCTGCGCAACGACAAGCCGTACATGTACGGCGAGCACTATCTGCCCCACGACGCCGAGATACGGGAGCTGATGACGGCCAAGAGCCGAAAGGAAAGCCTCGAAGCGCTCGGCCTGCACCCGATCACGATCGCAAAGCGCCAGAATGTCGAGGAAGGCATCAACGCAGTGCGCCAGATGCTGCCCAAGTGCGTGTTCGATGAAGCCAAATGCGCCCGCGGCATAGAGGCATTGAAGCAATACCGCCGCGAATGGGACGACAAGCGCAAGACGTTCAAGACGACGCCCTACCACGACTGGACGAGCCACGGCGCCGACGCATTCCGCTACCTTGCCATGACGTTCGCTCCTAAGGCAGCCCCGAAACCCATCTCCTACCCCAAGAGGCGCTACGCTTGACCGACGACGACCAGCGCCCAGGTCCCATGCCGGACGACGAGCTCGCCACGCTGCTGGGCGAGTTGAACGCGTCCTCGGTGGGATACCTCACGGACGCCGTTGCTGCTGGCCAGGACGACAACCTAGACCGCTATCTCGGGAAGCCCTACGGCGACGAGGAGGAAGGCGCGTCGAACGCTATTTCCATGGACGTGGCCGAAGTCGTGGACTGGGCGTTGCCAGATCTGCTCGAGCCCTTCCTCGCCGGTGAACGCATTGTCGAGTTCTCCCCGTCGACCCGCAAGGACCAGGCCTATTGCAAGCAGGCAGGGGACCTCGCGCACCACTGCTTCTACACGGAAAACCCCGGCGTCACGGTCCTGCACGATACCCTCAAGACGGCGCTGATCCAGAAGATCGGCTTCGTCAAAACATGGTGGGATGTCGAGGACGTCGAGGAAAAGCAGACGCTTTCCGGGCTGGCCAAGCCGAACGTCGATGAGCTGCGCGCCGAGGAAGGCGTGACGATCCTCGAGGAATCGGCAGAGCCCATTAATGTGGTGTCGATCGATCCCCAAGCTCTGCCGGCCTACGCCGACGGTATGACCTACACGATTTCGCTCGTTCGCCAGAAGAAGGTCGGTCACGTCTGCATCGAGGGAGCGCCGCCCGAGGAAATCAAGGTTTCCCAGCGGGCCAAGAACATCGAGAACGTGGACTACATCTGCCACGAGACCGAGGTCACGCGTTCGAAACTCCTGGAAATGGGCTTCGACTATGACGACGTGATGCAGCTCGCGGCAAACAAGGGCAACGACCAGGACAGCCGCAAGGATCGCCGGTTCTATGACGAAACCCGCACCGACGCCGGCAAGCGTGCGCGCCTGACCGACACGCTGACACTGTGCGAGGAATACCCGCTTCTCGATCTCGAAAGCACCGGCAAGGCCAAGCGCTGGCAGGTATTTCGGGTTCACAAGACGATACTCGCCAAAGAGGAAGTCGAAGCGCACCCGTTCGATGCCTGGTCGGCCGACCGCATCCCGCATCGCCTGATCGGCCTCGCGTTGGCCGACAAGGTGAAGCAGACGCAGTTCGTCAAGACGCACCTGACCCGGCAATTGCTGGACAACGTGTATCTGGCAAACAACCCTCGCATCGAAGTCCCCGACCAAGCGGTGTCTGAAGGCACGATCGACGACCTGCTGACCTACCGCATTGGCGGACTGATCCGCACCAAGGGCGTCGGTGGGATGCTGAAGGCCGTCGAAGTGCCAGACCGCTCCGATACAGCCCTCCGCGCCATCACCTACATGGATGGCGTGCGCGAGCAGCAGTCCGGCATCGTGCGCAACGGCATGTCGATTTCATCCGAGGCCATCGATCCGAAGTCGGCCACGGAAGCCCGCAAGGAAGACCGCAACGAGCAGGCCCGCAAGCGCCTGATGATCCGGATGATTGCGGAAAACCTGCTGGTCCCGGTGTTCCGCAAGGTGCTGAAGCTACTGGTCAAGTACCAGGACGCTCCGAAGACGATCTATCTCTCTGGCGAGTTCGTGGACATGGACCCGCGCGACTGGAACGCCGATCTCCGTGCGGAAGTCTCTGTTGGCCTCGGCTACGCGAACCGTGACGAAAACCTCATGGGTGCCCAGATCATCAGCGGCGCCCAGCAGATGGCCGTTGAGCTCGGGCTCGTCGGCCCTGAGGAAGCGTACGAAACCGGCGTCGAGCTCGTCCGCGCCGTCGGCTGGAAATTCCCGGACCGGTTCTTCAAGAACCCGCGCACGCCGGAGTTCCAGGCTGAGATGCAGCGCAAGGCCCAGCAGGGCGACCCGAAGATGGTCGAAGTCCAGGGCAAGCTGCAAATGCGGGCCCAAGAGCTTCAGATGGAAGGGCAGTTCCGGCAGATCGAATCCCAGCGTGACTTCGAGATCGAGATGCTGAAGGCGCAGGCGAAGCAGGCAATCGAGCAGCAGAAGACGGATTTCGACTTCCGCGCCAAGCTGCTTCAGATCAACGCCGAATTCGACCTGAAGCAGCAGCAGATGATGATGGAGTTCGCGCTGCAGCGCCAGCAGATGGGCTTTGAGGCCGGCATGGCCAGAGATCAGCAGCAGATCGACAACCAGAACGAAAACCGCCGCATCGAAAGCTCGCACGAGCAGGGCATGCAGAAGGCCAAGCTGCAGAGCAAGGTCCGGTTCGGGGGCAAGCTCGGATGAACGACGAGACGACGCGCGCCACAGCCGAGCGCGGCCGGCGGTTTGCCGAATGGTGCAAGGGGCCGAGCGGCCTGTTCGAGGTGTTCGCCGCTGTCGAGCGCAACTATGCCGAGACGCTATTCACGGCCGACATCGCTGATGCAGTGCTCCGGGAGAAGGTTTGTCACCGCGTCGCGGCCCTTCGCGATGTCAAGCGAGTGATGGAAGCGGCCATCGTGGCCGGCAAGGGTGCGGAGGCCGTCATCGCCGCGGTCAGTGCACTCGAGGAAAAGAAGCGCGCCAAGACGGCACGCGCCAAAGCGTAACGAGGATCATTCATGGACGTTGCCACCCAGGGCGCGGCTCAGGCCGACGCCGCGCCGACTCTCGATTCCATCGCAAGTCTGTTCGAAGCGGACTTGAAAGCGGACAGCGCGCCGCCGCCGCGTGAGCGGCCAGCCCCGTCGCCAGAGGGCGGAGAAATTGAGCCGGAACCCGCCGAGACTGAGGTGGAATCCGAGGAAGAAGAAATTCCCGCCGAAGAGGCGGAGCCCGCTGAAGAGATCGAGTCTGAAGGCGAGTCTGCAGAGACCCCCGCCGTTACGACCCCCGACGCTCCCAGCGGCATGTCAGAGGCCGATAAGGTCGCATTCGCCAAGCTATCCCCTGAGCTTCGGGCTTGGGTCAGCAAACGCGAGGCGGAAACCAGGGCCGATTATACGCGTAAGTCGCAGGAGGTGGCCGAGCAGCGCAAAGCTGTGACAGCCGCGTCACAACAGGTGGTTGGAAAGCTCAAGCAACTCGACGGTTTCCTCTCTCAATTCACCGACCCGGAGATTGCGGCGCCCGATCCGGCGCTGCGGTTCACGGACCCCGCTGCATATGAGGAGCAGGCCGCGAACTTCCTCCACCGCAAAGACCTTCAGGAAAAGGCCAAGGCCGAGCGCCATCGGATTGCCCAGGAAGCCAACGCGTACCAGCAGGCGCAGACCCGCGAATACCTAGCCCTAGAGGCGCAGGAACTCGCCCGTCTCGCTCCCGAGCTCGCCGCGAACACACCCAAAGCAGCCGAAATGCGCAAGGCCGTTCATCGCTACGGCGAAGAACAGGGTTACCCGCGCGAAATGCTCATGCAGGCGTCCGCGCGCGACGTGGTGACACTCTGGAAAGCCCAGCAGTTCGACGCAGCTCAGAAGGCCCGCGCCAACGCAAAGGTGGTCCAGAAACCGGCTCCGAAGGTCGCAGCCCCCGGACAAGCCAAGAGCGTGGGCGGTCGTCCGTCCAATCTCTCGCGCGCCGTCCAGGATCTCAAAAGCAACCCGTCTGCCGACGCCCTTGAAGCGGCGTTTCTGGCAGAACTCCAATCGGAGAAACGATAATGGCCGCTATCACCAACGTCTTCACGACCGCGACGGCGAAGGGCCTCCGCGAGGACCTTACCGACCAGATCCACCGCGTGGATGTGGAAGACACGCCGTATCAGTCCGCCATCGGCACCAGCACAGCCAAAGCCGTGCTTCACGAGTGGCAGACGGAAGCCCTCTCGGCTGTCGGACAGAACGCCAAGCCTGAAGGCCAGTCGACTACCCGCGCTGCCGCCATCAACACGGCCCGCCAGTCCAACATCTGCCAGATCGCAGAAAAGAACGCGACCGTTTCCGGAACGATGGAAGCGGTGGACAAGGCCGGTCGCGACCGAGAAATGGCCCGCCAGCTCGCGCTGAAGACCATCGAACTGCGCAAGGATATCGAATACGCGATCATCGGGAACCAGGCCTATGACACGGCGGCTACGGTTGGCGGCGAGACTGTCCGCACGCTCCGTGGCACCGAAGCGTGGCTCCGCACCAATACCTCACGTGGTGGTGGCGCCGGTGCAGATCCCGCTGATCCGGTCGGCACGCCCGGGACAGCGGCCGTTGACGGCGACCAGCGCCCGTTCACGGAAACGCTCCTGCTGAACACGCTGCAGGAAGTGTTTGAAGCCGGCGGCAACGTCAAAATGGCGTTCATGGGCGCCTACAACAAGCGCGTCGCATCGACATTCGCCGGTCGCTCCGCGTCCCAAGTCATGGTGGGTAAGAGCACCGTCCACCAGGCCACGAACCGTTACGCCTCGGACTTTGGCGACATCGACTTCGTTCCGCATCGCTACATGCGGGCGCGCACGTGTCTGCTGATCGACCCGAGCAAGGCCAAGGTCGCCTACCTACCGAATCGTCGCTTCCACCGCTTCCCGCTGGGGAAGGTGGGTGACGGCGACACCAACGTGATCCTGTCGGAGTTCACGCTCGAAGTTTCGAACGAGCGCGCACACGGCGTGATCGCAGATTTAACAACGGCAGCCTAAGCCCGCACGGCCACTCGGGGAGGGCATCCCAAGTCCTCCCCCTTTTCACGGGGTAACGCATGGCACGACCGAAACGAGAAACGGACCAGATCGAAATGGAAGCGCCGGCAAGCGCGCCGTTCGTCCCGGTCCGCATCAAGATCTACAAGACGCAGACCAGCCAGGGCCGCGGCATCGCGGGGCAGCTCATGGAATTGCCCACCGACGAAGCCGCCAGCCTCATCGCCCAGGGGCACGCCATTGCACTTTGACGATTGGACTCTCTGCCCGACGCTCTGCCGGCCGGGAAAGCGCGTCTACAGCCGCTTCGAGCCGAACGGCGATCTCGTGTTCATGGAGGAGTGGGACGACGATCTCGCTCTCGATCAGGCCGCGGCAGAACGCGATCTCGGCGCCAGCGGCGGCAAAGACGTGCGCAACCTCGCTGTCATCCCCGAAAGCGTCAAAGCGCGTGCGCTTCGTGAGGGCTGGTACTGGGACGACAAAGCCTGGAAGCGCTGGATGAACGACATCGACAATAACAAGCTCCGCGTCGCCGGAGGCCGCGCCTGATGGGCTTTGCCAGCTTCGACGAGCTCAAGACGGCGATCCTGCGGGAGACAATAAGAACGGGCGATGCCTCGTTCGAAGCGGATTTTCCGCGGCAGGTGCAATTCGCGGAACAGCGCATCAATTACGGCGGTGGTGCGCCGCTCTATTCGCCCCCGCTTCGCATCCGGGGCATGGAAAAGACGGTTAAGCTCAACCTCACGGCCGGCAAGGCGACGCTGCCAGGCAATTACCTCGCTCCCAAGCGCCTGACGTTCGATAGCGACCTTCGCGTGCCGCTCACCTACCGGACGCCACAGGAATTCTGGGACGGCTACCTCACGAATGGGTGTGGCATTCCCTACACCTACACGGTCGAGGGCGACACGCTCACGGTTTCCCCAAGTGCGGCCGGCTCGCTGACGTTCACCTATTTCGCGAAATTCGAGGCCGTCCAGACCGAGGATGCGGTCACGGATAGGACGGGCAGTGGAGTTCTGACCCGCGCCGGGGAACTGGTCACGCAGCGCACCACTGCCCAGTCGAACTGGCTGATGGAAAATGCCCCGTCGGTCATCTTTTACGCGGTGCTGATCGAGTCCGTGAAGTTTCTTCGCCAGACGGCGCGCATCCAGGAAATGTTTGCCGAGTACGTGTCGGCCATTGGCGGTCTCAACCTGACCGAGGCCAAGGCGCGAACGCCAACCACCCTTGCCCCGAGAATTAGAGGAGCGCGAATTCCATCATGATCGCGAACATGCACGGCATGACGGTCGACGGCAGGTGGGTGCCGATGATCGTCGAGGACCAAGGCTTCGCAGGCGGCATTGGTGGCGGCGGAGCGCCGTCAGCGTCCCCGCTCGCCAACGGCTGGTCCTACGCGGCGGCATCCGGCGGCATCATCGACACCAGTGACGTAGCCCTGAAGGCCGCCGCAGGCATTGGGCGCAGCATATACCTCTCGTCGATCGATCTCATGAACAGCGACGTGTCTGTGTCGACCGAGGTCGTGATCAAGGACGGCTCTACCGTCATTTGGCGCACGAAGCTCCCCGCGCTCGCGGCCAGCACGGCGCCGGTTCCCTTTCAGCGCCATTTCAACCCGCCGTTGGTCGGCTCGCAGAACACGGCGCTCAACGTGGCTGCCATCACCACGAGCGCAGAGGTCTACATCAACGCCCAGGGCTACGTGGGTGGCGCACCGAACCAAGTCGCGTTGAACACCAATTCCGTCACCGAAATCTATACCCGCGCCGGAGTGGCCGTAACCACCCGTGCCGGCGAAACCGTCAATCTGAGGAGCTTCTGATATGGCTGGACTGCATGAACTGACCGACACCTGGAACAACGGTGCCACCGCGTTCGACGCGATCAAAATGAACGTCACGGACTCGGCGTCCGACGCCGCGGCCAAGCTGCTCAACCTTCAGGTGGGAGGTTCTGGCAAATTCACCGTCGACAAGGCAGGCAATACCGTTGCAGCTGGCACGCTCGGGGTTACGGGCGCCACAGCGCTCACGGGAAACGTGGCCGTCAACACCGACAAGCTCACCGTCGCCGCGGCCTCGGGCAACACCGCGATTGCGGGAACCCTGGCCGTAACGGGTGCCTCGACTTTGACCGGCGCTGTGACGGGCTCGGCTGCGATCAAGTCCGCCGGCGCAACGGCCGGCATCGGTTATGCGACGGGCGCTGGCGGCGCGGTCACGCAGAGTACCGGCCGCACGACGGGCGTTACACTGAACACGGTCGCCGGCGCGATCACTCTTGTCTCGGCCGCAGGCTCGGCAACGCCCGCCTCGTTCACCGTGACCAACTCGGCGGTTGCTGCAACGGACGTGATCATCGTCAACCAGAAGTCCGGCACAGACCTCTACAACATCGAGGTTACGGCTGTGGGAGCGGGCAGCTTCCGCATCACCTTCTGGACCACTGGCGGCACCACCACCGAACAGCCGGTGTTCAACTTCGCCGTCATCAAGGCGGTCGCCGCCTAACGTGCGCCCCAAGACGCTCGTTCCCTTCCCGGAGTTCGCGCCGGACCAGCAAATCGCAGGTGGCGCGTCCTCCCGGATGAAGGGCGTGATCTCGAGATCTGGCCGGTTGGCGCCACTCGAAGATGCCGCCCAGATCCGGGCGGGCTCCGTCATGAACGACGCCTGTCTCGGGGGACGGTGCTTCTACGATTCCAACGGGTTCCCGGTCGCGTTCCTCGGCGATGCCGGGCGCCTCTACCGGCTCAACGGCAAAATTCCGACCGACGTCTCGAAGCCCGGTGGCTATTCCGGTTCGAACTCCTGGGCGTGGACGTTCGAGCAGTTCGGCAACAACATCGTCGCCGTCATGCGGGGTGTTGCGCCGCAGCGGTTTCAGCTCGGGGTGTCGTCGGTCTTTGCCGATCTCGCCAACGCGCCGATCGGGGACACGGTGTTCCGTGTTCGCCAGCACCTGTTCATCGCCGAGGGCAACGTCCTCAACTGTTCGGCCTTCAACAACATCGAGGACTGGGAGCCTGACTTTGCCACGCAGGCGTTCCAGACCGAACTCAACCAGGCGAATGGGCTGATCGTGGCCGGCTGGAGCGGGGAGCAAGGCGCGGTGTTCCAGGAGCGTGGCATTGCTCGTCTCAACTATCTTGGCGGGCAGGTGCCGTTCCAGATCGACGAAATCGAGGGCGGGCGCGGGCTCTGCGGGCCGAATGCCTGGGCGGCGTGGGGGCGCTCTGCCTTCTGCGTGGCGGAAGATGGGTTCTACGTCTTTGACGGGATGCAGGCCGCGCCGATCGGTGACAAGCGGGTGGACCGGTACTTCTCGTCGCGGCTCAACTACGGGTTCCGCCAGCGGGTGTGGGCTGCGGTGGACTCCAACCGCAAGTGCCTGATGATCGGGTTCCCCACGGGCGCGGCAATCGAGCCGAATGAAGTGCTGATCTACTCTTGGGCCGACGACAAGTGGACCCATGACGAGATCGACACGCAGTTCGGGTTCGAAATCCATCGCGAGCCGGTCGATGCGGACGATGAAGCAGGCCTGATCGAACTGTTCGGTACGGCGAACGCCGATGATTCTGCGTTCGCCACGGTGTCGGTGGACAGCCCGATTTTCCGCGAAAGCCGCAAGGAATGGGCAGTGGTCGACGCCTCGCGCCGGGTCTGCCAGTTCACGGGCGCAAACAGGGCAGCGGAGCTTTCGACGGGCGTTTACGAGCTCGCGGCGCGCAAGACGTTCATCTCTGAGATCTGGCCCGGCACGGACGCGGAACCCGAGGATGTGACGGCAACCGTCGGCACGCGCCTCAAGCGCCTCTCGGAAGCGGAAACCGTCTCTTCGCCGGCACAGATGAATGACGAGGGCTGGTGCCCGGTACGCGCCGAGGGCCGGTACATGAGCGCCACGGTCACGATCTCGGCCGGCGCGGCATGGACCGAGGCTACGGGCATTTACACGGACGCCGGCGCGTCGGGTGAGCGGTGATGGCGAACCAGTCGCTGTTCCAACACGCCACGAGCGCCAGCCCACAGGCACTCCTGCTCGCACTGCGGAGCCTTACGGACAAGCTCAACCAGTCCATCGCCTCGCAACAGCAGCAGGCGGCGACGGACCTCGGAGCGGTCCAGGCGCAGTTGGACGCCCTCCTGGCGCAGATCTCCAGTGCGACGGCGGAGATTGCCGTCATTCTATCCGCGCTCGAAGACATCGAGACCAACGGCGGCCTGACAGACCAGCAAGAATTCCTGCTGATGCTGACGCACGAGGTGGACGGCATCCTCGGCAGCGTCGCGCAGCAGGTGCGAGACACGATCACGCGGAGCCAGGAAGCGGCGAACGCCGTCATCAAGGCCATGCTCGAAGGCCGCAAGAACGCGGTCGCGATCAAGGTTGAGCAGACGGCGCGTCTGACGGACCAGGAAGCGTTCGTGCAGCAGATCGCGACGTTCTCGGCGCAGATCGGGCTATCGCTCGGGTTGGTGAACCAGGAGATCGTTGCAAGGGTTGACGGCGACAGTGCGAACGCCTCGGCCATCCAGACCGTCTCGACGGCCCTCGACGGCAACATTGCCCAGGTGCAGGTCATCCAGTCGAGCGTCAACGGCCTGAACACGAAATTCGGCGTCGCGCTGAACAACAACGGCGAAGTGATCGGTCTCATCCAGTTGGACGGCACGCCCTCGGGCTCGACGTTCACGGTGCTGGCCGACAACTTCTACGTTGGGAAGACGGCTGCGGGCGGCGGGACGCCTGTTCCGATCTTCGCCATTCGGACGGTCGACGGCGTGAGCAAAATCGCGCTTCGCGGCGATGTCTATGCGGACGGCGATATCATCGCCCGTCATTTGGCTGCGGGATCGGTCACGGCAGCGAAGATCAATGTGGCAGCGCTGGATGCAATAACCGGCAACTTCGGCACCATGACGGCTGGGCGCATGCTGAGTCCGTTGGGCAAGGTTGACTTCAACCTCGACGACAGCGCGCCGCGCTTGAAGATCTCCAACTGATGCCTGTCACGCTTCTGGTTGATACCTACGGCGGTGGCACAGCGTCGATCTACACGGGCGACCCGGCGGACGAGAGCCCTCACACGACGCCGCTTTCGAATCTGGCGCGCCTCAAGTTCCATTCCGGTCTGGCGTATCCGAAGATCATCGATGAACAGACCAGAAGCGTGACATTTCCGGCCCGCACGGTCTTCAGCTCGGGCGACTACTACGCGTCGGCTCACACGTTCACGGGGAGCCAGACGCTCTTTGCTCATGGGCGCAGCGGGTATCCGTGGGTGCTGGCCTCGGTCTCCATAGGCGGTGTCAATGTCCCCTTCTGCGGCTCTGTGCCGGTTCAGCAGTTCTCGTTCTATGGCGGCAATCCGAGCCCGTGGGCGCGCTGGATATCGGTCGGCGCCGATGCCACCAACGTGACGACGTTCGAATACACCGTCGTGCAGCGCAACAACTCGAACAACTACAGCGGGATTGTTGCGCCATCGATCACGCTCGACATCACGGTTTGGGTGACAGACGAGATCTTGGAGTAGTCGGTGGTCGATCTGGTCGATATCGAAGCAACGCGCATGCGGTTGAACGATGGGCAGTTCGACAGTGATTTCCAGTACATCCAGACGGCGCCGAGCGGCACGAACTCCGGTCTACTCGTTGGGCCCAGCTTCGACTATGCGACCGCAGGAGGAACGAGCGTCGTGAGCTGGCGCTATCAGGTTGGCAGTTACGTGCTGTCCTGCAATGTCGGACACGCGCCGCCGTCCTCCATCACGAACACGCTCACGGCCGTCAAGATCTGAATGGCCTTTGACGCGAACGCCGGCCGGATCCTTGTCACCAACGCCTCGGGGCAGACACGGCTCGATACGGACGAGGCGCTGTTCCATATCGTGGACACGCTGTCGCAAGGAACGGAAAGTATCCCGGCGCGCACGCACGCAATGCCTGCAGGCGGGGTCAACGAGACGAATGACACGCTGATCGGGACCTGCAATTCGTCGTGCACGCACGTCATAGGGGCCGTGAAGTTCTCCGCGACCGCGGCGTTTGGGATCGGTTACGGCCGCTGGACGACCTACATGGGCGGCGATCTGATCTGGGTAATGGAAGGGAAAGGTCTGACGGCTGGAACTGCCAGTGACATGGGGTTCGCGCCGCACACCGTCGTCACCTACCGGTTCTTGGTCAGCAGCGGGAACGTCTACCTCCGGCAGCATATCCGCTTGCCGAACATGTCGCTGCTCGTGCCGGGAACGAGCCTGACAATTCTGGCCCACACGATCACGCACAAGCTCAAATGCGGCCTATTCACCTGAGGTCTCCTGAATGACGGCATGGTATCGGACCGGCACCGTCACTGCCACGAACGGCAGCGGCGCGGTGACGGGCAACCTGACGGCATGGCTCGCCAACGCGAAGGTGGGCGACATCTTCTATCCCGATGCAGACAGCAAGGGATACGAGATCACTGCGGTCGGGTCGAATACGTCGATTACAGTCTCGCCCGTCTATGCGGGTTCGACCGGCAGTGGCAAGGCCTACGGGATCGCGCGGACCTCTCCGGCGTGGAACTCCGCGTCCGAATTGTCGGTCAAGATCGCGCAGTTCATCTCGACGTTCGATCCGCTGGGTCTGTCGCAGCTTTACGACCCGAACGCAGACCGGATTCCGTTCTGGGACGAAAGCTCAGGCGCGGCTGGAGCCATGGGCTGGCTCACGCTCTCTGGTCTCGGCATCTCTGGTACCACCATGTCGGTGGACGCCAACCTGATTTCCACGGCGCGTTGGCCGACCTCGGCGCTCGTTGCCGCGACGACCACGGACATTGGCAGCGAGGCCGCGCCGATTGTCACGGTAAGCGGCAACACCGGCATCACGTCGTTCGGCAACCAGCCCAACCGGTTCCGAATCGTGCGCTTCACCGGTACGCCGACGATCACGCACAACGGCACGACGCTCATTCTCCCGGGCGCCGTGAACCTGTCTGTTCTGGCGAACTCGGTGCACGTCTTTGCCTCAGACGCCTCGGGCAACTGGCGCTGGCTGTGGGCGAGCACGCCGCCCAACGCAAGCATTTCGTACGGCCAGATCCAGAACGTGAGCGCGACCGACAAGATCCTGGGTCGCGCCACGGCTGGGGCCGGCGTTGTCGAGGAAATCGCCTGTACCGCGGCCGCGCGCGCTCTGTTGGACGACGCGACGTCGGCAGACCAGCGGACGACGATGGGTGTTGGAACCGGCGACAGCCCGCAGTTTACAGGCGTCAACGTTGGGCACGCGTCTGACACCACGATCACGCGCGGCGCCGCCGGCCAGATCGACATCGAAGGCTCGCGGTCGTTTCAACGCAACAACATCCTGGGCACCGTGTCCCAGTCGGGCGGTGTGCCAACCGGCGGCATCATTGAGTACGGCACCAACGCGCAAGGGCAGTACGTGCGCTTTGCTGACGGCACACAGATATGCTGGTTTATCTACCCGGTGACCGTCGCCGTGAACAACGCCGTAGGCGCATTCTTTGTGACCCTGGCCCAGACCCCCGGCAACTTCGCGGCTGCATTTTCAGCGGCACCAGTCATCACCGCGTCTGGACGCATTGATGCGGGCAACGGCTGGGCGTTCGGAACATTTCTTCCGGCATCAGCCACGTCGTACGGCACGTGGAGAATTTGTAGCCCGACATCAAACGCAAGCACCAATAACCAGCTTGAACTTACGGCAATTGGCAGGTGGTACTGATGATCATCAAATTTCAGCCGATGCGTTGCGACGCAGAGTTGTCGGTGGCGAAATCAGGCGACGTGCTCACGATCAACGGTGAGGACTTCGATTTCGGTCCGCTGGCCGACGGCGCAGTGCTCCCGATGGCGGCCGTGGCCTGTCCGATGCTGGCCGCTGATGTCCGGCGGGAGAGCGGCGAACTGATCGTCACGCTGACCTTGCCGCATGGCGCAAGCCCAAGCCCGGAGGTGGCGTTTCCCGCGGATATCGTTGCAGTTCCTGACGGTGCCGTGGAGGTCCCCTCGTGAGCAACATCGACTGGTCACAGGCGCACGACCCCGGCCTGGGGTCTCCGGATGACTATGCCAATGCCATCCAAGCCCACGTCGATAGCACGGCGAAATCACGCGGGTATGCTGATGGCGTAACGCTCGCTGGTTACGTCGCGAGCACGGTGCCCGGCTGGGCCGCGGAAGCGCAGGCGTTCGTCACGTGGCGGGATGCTGTGTGGGTTCATGCTCACACGGAGCTGGCCCGAGTGTTGGCCGGAGAACGCGCGCAGCCGACCGTCGCAGCGCTGGTGGCCGAACTGCCGGCGATGATCTGGCCTGAATGACGCTCACCCCGCTTCACGCGCACGGGATCACGCTGCTCCCGATACGGGCGGAACTCTTGGATGACGCCTGGAGGCATGCGGAACCGTTCGTGCGGGACGCTGTCCGGCGTGGTGCGACTGTCGAAACGGTCGAGGGCTACCGAGCGCAGTGCGCGGCACGGACAGCGCAGCTCTGGATGATGGTCGAGCACGGCCAGGCCATAGGCTGCGGGATCACGGCCATTTTCACCACGTCTCACGGCCAGACCTGTGAGGTCTCTGTCGCCTCGGCGGAACGGGTCGACGCCATCACGTGCCTGATCGACGTCGTAGGGCAATGGGCGAAAGATGAGGGTTGCGTGCGCTTGGAAATCAATGGGCGTGACGGATGGCGGAGGCCTTTGAAAGAGCACGGCTTCGTCGTCGTGTCCGTCTGCCTAGGAAAGGATCTCTGAAATGGGCAAGACCAAGCAGACGCAGAGCACGAACCAGAGCACGTATCAGGCGCGCGACCCCTACGCACCAGCCAAGGGACTGATCAACGACTCCATCGGCGGCGTGCAGGACTGGCTGAACAACCCGATGTCGTCGCAGGCCTACACCGGCGGCATGTCGGATCGCACTCAGCAGGGCTTGGACATGCTCGGCGGCGCGCAGGGCGCAAAGGCGTCCAGCGCCTACCTCCAGGACGTTATGGGCGGAAAGTATCTCAACGCCGAAAACCCGCACCAGGCCGCTCTGGACGAAAGCATCCGGGCGTCGGTCATGCCGGGGATCAACTCGGCCTTCTCGAGTGCGGGCATGGGCAATTCCACCATGCACCAAGGAATGCTGATGAAGGGGCTGACGCAGGGCCTCGCAGCGCCGCGGTATCAGCAATACCAGAATGAGCGGGCGGCGCAGGGCCAGGCGGCCGGCTTGCTGCCCGGGATCGACGCCATGGCGGGAGAGCAGACGCTCCGGGCCGGTCAATACGAGGACGCGTTCAACCGAGGTCAGTGGGAAGACCAGCGCATGGCGGGTCTGCGGCCCTACCTCGAAACCGGCGGTCTGCTCCAGGGCTACGGGAACATGGGCGGGTCATCTCAGGGCACGACGAACGGCACGACGACGACGAGCTCGCAGCCGAGCATGGGCTCTCAGATCCTGGGTGCGGGAATGATGGGGCTCGGGGCCATGAGCGGCATGCCGGGGCTGGGGCTGTTCGGACAGGGAATGTCGAACACCGCTCAGGGCGCGCCGTGGTCCTACGGCTCATCGTGGACGCCGTGGGTGCAACAGGGGGGCTGACACATGAAACGCGGACTTCTCGGCGGCTACGACGACGAACCCCAGGGCCTGTTCGGAGCCCTGCAGCAAGGCGTGATGAACCCGATGTTCCTAGGCGGCGCCGCTCTGCTGTCCGGTGAGGGCATGGGCGGTGCATTCCGGGGCATGCAAATGGGACAAGGGTTCCAGGATGAGCGCCGTCAGCGCGCGATGGAGCAGCAGCAGAAGCAGGCTATCGGAGGGCTCCTCGACGTTGGCGGCTACACGCCCCAACAGCGGGGCTTGCTTGAAGCGGCCGGCCCCGCTGCGCTTCCCCTCATGCTGAAACAGCAGTTTCCCGAGAAGGCCAACCCGACCGACGATCAGCGGGAGTATTCGCTTGCGCAGTCGCAAGGTTTCCAGGGCACGTTCTTGGATTACCTGACCGGCCTCAAGAAGGCTGGGGCGCAGACAACGAACATCGATATGAAACAGGAAGGTGCCTACGACAAAGAGATGGGCGGCCTGCTGGCAAAGGAATTTGTCGAAAGCCAAAAGGCATCGTCCGGCGCGGCCGAAGGATTGGCCGACCTTGGCGTCATGAAGGGCGCTCTGGAGAATCCGAACGTCTACCTCGGCACCGGTGGCAACCAAGTCCAGGCCGTCAAGAAGGCTGTCCAAACTCTGTTCGGCGTCGACGTGAAGGGCGTGCCCGAGGGCGAGATCGTGCAACGGACGGCCGCGAAGATCGCGCTCAGCCTGAAGGACAATCTTCCGGGACCGATGTCGAACGCGGACCGCGAATTCCTCATGAGCTTGCCGGCCAACCTTACGTCCTCGCCGGAGGGCGCGCGTCGCGTAGTAGAACTCGGCATGGCGCAAAAACAGTGGCAGATCGAGCGCTCGGCGGCAGTTCGACAATTCGCGGCGCGCAACGGCGGACGCCTAACCCCCGACGTTTACGGGGCCGTCTCCTCCATCGATTCAAAATGGGGCGCAGAGATGAGTCGGCTGTCCCAGTCGCTGCAATCGCAAGCACAGGCTCCGCCTCGGGCGCCTACAGCAGGCGTTCCCAATGCGCTGATTCAAAAATATGGGCTTGAACGCTGATGGCTGACCTCGACCGCATCAAGCGCAACGTCGAAAGGATGGCGCACCTCGGAGCCCCCGAGGGTGACATCGATGGCTATATCCAGTCGGAAGGCGTGAGCCTTGATGAAATCCGAGGCCATCGCGGCGGCGGATGGCTGCGCAATATGGCGCAGGGCGCTGTCGACATGGTGCGGGGCAAGCAGGACCCGGCGTACGCAAATGCGCCCGCGCTTTTCAATGCGCCTGACCTGACGCCGCAAGCCAAGGGTCGTCTGCTCGAAGGTAACGCAGGCGCCCGCACCGCCGCGGTCTCGGATGCGGCCTACGCCGACGTCCTGCAACAGCAGCTCGGAGACTCGTTTGTGCGCCGGGAAGCGGACGCGAACGACTACCCGCTGATGGTGTACCGGAACAAGGACGGGGGGGAATCAAAAGCCTATGTGAACCGCCCGGGCCTGGATTGGGCCGACGTTGACCGGGCGGCTCACGCGACGACCCCCTACCTTCTAGGCGGCGGCCTTGTCGGCGCCATGGGTCGAGGAGCCAATCTCGGTGTTCGAGCGGGCCTGCAGGGTCTTACGGGCGCAGGCGTCAGCGTCGGGCAGGACGTGGCTGCATCGAACATGGGAAGTGATCAGGGCATTGACGTTACTCGCGCCGCCGTTGCGGGCGGGCTCGGCGCTGGCGGCGAACTTGCATCTCCGCTGTTGCAGTGGGGCAAGCAGGCCCTCGGTTTCGGCACGCAGTATATCGATGATGCAGGGCGCCTGACGCCGGACGGCATGCGTGCAGCTCATCAGGCAGGCGTCAACCCCAAGGATCTCGATGCGGAAACAACAAAGGCTTTTGCGGAAGCGTTGAAATTCGGCCGCGACCCGGCCGAAGTCCTGTCGCAGATCCGGAGCAACCGCTTCGGCATCCCGACAACTAAGGGGCAACGCACCAAAGATACCGAGCTTCTGCTCACCGAGAAGGACGCGCGATTTGGCACGCTTGGCCCTGACGCGAAGGATCTCATCAGCAAGTTGGACCGTGAGCAGTCCCAGGCGATCACCAATCAGGTGCGGGGACACATCGTGCCGGGCGCCAACGGTATGGACGAATACCGCGGGCTCGGCGCGCAGATTGCGCCAACACGGCTTCCGCACGAGCAGAACCTCGAAACCATCGGGCAGTCGGTCCGTGGTGGACTGACAGAAGCGCGGGACACGCTCAAGGCGCAGGAGCGGGCCGCTTGGGACGACGTGCCGGACATCACGCCTAAGCCTGTCGCGTTCGACGAATTGCCGGGCGCTCTCAGTGGGCAACTCGGAAGCATGAGGGTCGATTCACAAATCACGCCGACAGCCATGCGCATGGACGCGGAGCTTGCGGCATTTCGGGACGGCAAGGGAATCATCGCAGACGGCCCGAAGATGGTGCAACAGACCCCAATCCAAACGCTCGACCAGATGCGCCGCCGGCTGCTCGACACCTATAAGTCGGCGGCGCCAGGCACCCCCGATGCGAAAGCGGCAAAGGCCTACTACGACGGCTTCAACGATTGGGTGTGGGACGCCGCGGAAAAAGGGCTGATCAACGGTGACCCGGCCGCTGCCGCAAAGATGAGCGCGGCGCGCGAAATCACGCGGGAGGTGAAGGGCCTGTTCCAGCCGCGAAACGCGAACGGACGTGCGGCTCCGGCTGAGCGGATTATCACGCAGATCATGGACGACGCGGACACCCCGGAACGCGTCGTCTCCAGCCTTCTCGGCGCCGCGGGACCCCACACGGTCCCGAAGGCAGGAGTGGTTGACGCGCTTACACGTATCAAAACCATCCTGGATAAGGCTACTCCGCAATCGGGCAGCATGGCAGGCAAGGAGACTTGGAACGACATTCGCCTCGCCTACTGGTTGAGGATCACGACGGACAAGTCTGGGGCGACGCTCAGCCCAACCATGCTGCGGAAGAATATAGATCAGGCCTTCACGAGCCAGCACTCAATCATCCGAACGTTATTTACCGATGCCGAGCGTGGCGAAATGCGGGCCTTCGCGCGGGCAGTCGGCGAGGCGGCGTACAAGGATCCGAATCCATCTGGGAGCGGGTCCGTTATCCGTGGGATCGTCAATGGCAACGACGGCATCGCAAAGACGTTCTTTCAGGCCCAAGCCAATCGCGAACTGTTCTCAAAACACAATGTGTGGATGAGCCGCTTCTATCGGATGCTCGCTAAGAGAATTCCGAACACGGGTGGCGCGCGCGATGCAGCCGGTCTCCGGGCGGCGCGGCGTGCCGTAGACCAGCGTCTCACGCCACGGCACCGCCCGACGACCGGGCCATTCTTTTCCGCTTACGGCGGCCAACAGACAGACGAATAAGGGGGAACAGCCTTGGCCGAACTAGCCGATCTCAGCGTCGAAGACGCGAACAACACCGCACGGTTTGGAGAAGGGCAGTACATCCCTACTCTGAACAATGGAGGGCGAGCGCTGGAGGGGATGCTGGCGCGTGCCCACCGTGATCGAGCCGGCGTCACGGCGACAACGGGTTCTGGTACGGCTTACAGCATTCTGACCAACGCGGCGTATCCGTCGCATGCGGCGGGCATGTGGTTCATGGTGCGGGCGCACGTCGCGAATACCGGCGCGGCTACGCTCACCGTCAACGCGCTCGCAGCCAAGCCACTCCGCCGACAAGGTGGCGATGCCCTGGTTGCCAACGACATCGCGGTCAACCAGATCATCATCCCGATCTATAACTCTGCCGGCGACTACTACGAGTGCATCGGGATCGGAGAGAGCGTCGCAATCACCGGGTGGGGCGCGCCAACGGGAACGGCGACACGCACGACGTTTGCAACGGGCTCCGTTACCCTGCCGCAGCTTGCCGAACGGGTTAAGGCCTTGGTCGACGACCTGACCATCAAGGGGCTTATCGGGCCATGACGCGCATCGCCCGACTGGAGCTTGTCGTCCGCAGCCTGGCGGATCGCATCCTTGGCGAAGAGGTCACGTTCGACGCCATTGCCGAGCAGGAAGCCGCAGAGCACGGTGTGCCGTACGTGGCGCCGGCTGCTGAACCGGTCGACTTGGCGCCGGTGCTTGACGTTTTGTCAGGCCGCATCGCTGCGCTCGAGCAGCGGCCGGTGGAGCAGGTTCAATCGAGTCCCGAACTGGTCCCGTGCCAGTGCCAGACGTTCGATCTGGCGCCTCTGAACGATGAAATCGCAACGCTGCGTTCGACTGTGTCTGCAAAGGACGCGCAACTCATCAAGCAGGAACGCCTTCTCCAGGCCATGGCTCAGGTGGTTGATGACCTGCAATCTCGCGTTGGCGTCATTGAGCAGATCGACATCACCCTCTTGGACGAACGAAAGGCGGGCTGAGCCATGATGAGCCTGCTCGATCTCTACCGGAAAGACCCGGCTCAGCCGCAAGGTCTGTTGGGCAGCTACGCGCCGGACAACGACCCCATGTCCATCCTCCAGCGGTATGGCCTGCTCGAACCACCCGCCGAGGATGTCCCGCGCCCGCCCGTGATCGGACCCGGCCGTCCCGATCCCTTCGACCGGTACAACGATCCGTTCTTTGAGGTGCCGGAGATCATCAACAACCCGTTCAGCGATCCGCCGCGGCCGCCATTGCCACGCTTGCGCCGCCCACTTCCGTTCAGGCTTGGCCCGCCTACTGGCTGATCCGGTAATGCCGTCGGCATTCGTGCCGCTTGTTGGCAAGGCGCTCGGGCCGTGTCGCGGCTTTGTCGGCCCTGTCGACTGCAGCTTGGCATTCGGTATGTGACGGATAGGTCCGCAAAGGCATCTCTGCCTCGCGCCCGTCTGCCAGCATCGTGATCAGAACGAGTGTTGCTGCGTCCATGCGTGCTCCGTACCCGTCTAAAACGGCGAGAGAAAGACCATGATCCTGAACGAACGATCGCTCAAGAACCTCGAAGGTGTCCATGCCGATCTCGTGCGCGTTGTGCACCGGGCGGCGGAGATCTGCTCTGTGCCATTCGTCGTGACGGAGGGCCTTCGCAACCTCAAGCGCCAGAAGGAGCTCAAGGCGGCCGGCAAGAGCTGGACCCTCGACAGTAGGCATTTGACCGGCCATGCCGTCGACGTCGTGGACGCGAACGACTTCAAATACGACATCCCGGATCTGACCAAGATCGCCGCTGCGATGAAGCAGGCTTCACGAGAGCTCGATATCCCGATTGTCTGGGGTGGGGATTGGAAGCAGCGGGACACGCCGCACTTCGAGCTCGACAAGAGGGTCTATCCGGCGAGCGGCATCAGCCTGACGGCGAAGGCTACGGAAATCGCGTCCAAGGTCATCACCTCCAGGCCGGTTCTGGCGGTGGCCACTGGTGGTACGGCCGCGAAGGTGGCCTCGGCACCGGCCTCCACACCAGTTCCAGACCCGGCTCCTGCCGTCGCACTGCCGAGCCCGCCCGATACCTCGTGGCTCACCGGCTGGAAGGGTACTGGAACCACCCTGGCCGACATCGGAAGCTGGGCCTGGGCCAACCCGCTCATCACGCTCGGCCTCGCTGCGTGGATCCTCGCAGCCATGTACCTCGTGCCCAAGATCACGAGGAAGGCGACATGATCAATCTAGGCCTCGACAAGCTCATCCTCCCGGCGCTCATCGGCGGCGGGGTGCTCATCTTCCTCGGTATCTTTGCGTATGACCAACGCCAGCGCGGCGCCGAGAAGGCAGTCGCAAAGATCGAAAGGAAAGACAATGCCGCGGCTCAACACATTCGCAAGGCTGACGCTCTGTCTCGCGCTGCCCAGCCTGGGCGGGTGCGCGGGCTGGTTCGAGACCCAAACTCCGTCTCTGAGTGACGGCAAGGCGGTGAGCGAGCTTCTGAAGCCGGTCCCGGTTTACGACAAGGCTCCGTGCTGGATGCAGAAGGAATGGAGCGCCGACAACACCCGGAAAGAGGCGGCGGCCGGGGGCAAGAGAGCGTTCGCCCCGCCGTGCGTGTACGACCCGCCTAAGAAGGTGCCCGCGTCTCCACCTGAACAGAAAACGTCGTGAGGCGTGAGATGAGCGAGCACCGACATGGGGGATATGAACGGCAACAGCTTCGAGCTTGGCCGAGTCGTGGGGCACCTGCAGGCGACCATGGACCGCAATACGGACCAGGTCGAACACCTCGTGGAGTTGAACATTCGGCAGGCAACGGCGTTGGAACGCATGGGTCAGGACATCCGGGATTTACCGGCGCGAATGACCGACGCGAGGGCCACGCCTATGCTATCCCAGCTCACGGAGTTCATCCGCCACGTTACGCCGCCAGCGCTCATCCTGTTGGTCTTGGTGGTCAAGGTGGTTTCGCCCGAGACGCTCCCGGTAATCCGGGACATCGCCGCGTCCATGCGCTGAAACCCCTGCTCAACAATCAGTGGTTCCGTGTGACCTGCTACTGCTTGGCGGCGGTCATTTTCATTTTCTGACGATCAACGCGACGCTTAAGCTCATGCACTGAGCTGTTCGCGCTTAAATGCGGCGAGCACGTCGCTTGCGAGTTGAAACGGACGCGCTCGCATAACTACACCGTTATGGCTGGCCTCGACTGTCGTGCGTATCCGCTCAGCTAGATCCGCAAGATCATGCGCAGCTTCCGTTTCCGAAGTGCCAGGATCGATCTCTACGCGAAGGTAAAGTGTCATCTTCTTCTCCTACCGTTCTGCACGTATGGGCCTACAGGTAGACCACCATAGTCCAGTCGCGCCCTTCACCCAGCCCATATCAAGCATGAGCCGTTCAAATTCCGGAGGTGTGATCCAAGTTATTTTGGCGTCCATCTCCCCTCACCCTTTCCTTAGGCTGTCATCGGCGTGCGTAGTGCACGCGCAATCGCAACACGCTCGCGTTTCGTCCGGTATGTTTGTGCCATGTAAAGCAGCTTGCGCGCGCGTTCGAAATATTCCGGCTGCGCATCTGGATCTTCACCGAGCCGCCCGGTGCTTTCTGAGTCGTACAGCGCGTATGCCAGAGCAGCTACCGCGTCATCCATTTCCCGTCTCCTATGTAGTCGTCTGTTCCCTTCCTGCGGGGTTATGAGGGTCAGAAATCTAGTTGAAGAACTTCGGCGGTTGTCGTCGGTCCGACTTCGCGCGTCACCCACTCGATAGCTTCGCGCTGTTCGGCCTTGGTTAGCGTCCCCAGCAGCAACTTGCGCGCCCGGTGTATGAGTGGCGATGCGGTGTGGTCTCGCCAGAGTAGGCCATAGGCCATTTGCGCCGCCGTTGGTTCGCGCGCTCCACAGATGTCGCACGTCTCGCCCTGGGGGAGATGACATTCGCCGCAGGGTGGTTTTCCCTTGCGGGCATCTTTTGGTATTTCAATCAGCGGCATCCGTCCCTCTTTTCCTTGTCCTGTGTGTTGAACCGCTACTGGGGGATTCCAATTCGTCTGCGGTCCATCCATTCCTGCCAGGCATAGATGCGATCCATGCTGTGGAAATAGGCATCCCAATCGCGGTCTCGCGCCTGTGCGTTGTCGGCCGCGATCTCAAAAAAAGTGGCGAGCGTCATCGGTCGCCGTGGGGATGCTGGGCAGGCGTGAACGACTTGACGACTTCCTCAATTATTGCGTTGGCGAGATCGACGTCCATCTCCTTGGCCGCGTTTTTCTCGTGACACCAACCGCGCGCCACGGCTTCGGCTACTTGCTGTTCCATTGTCATAGGGTGTCTCCTTAATGTTTCAATTCGCGAGCGCTGCGCCGAGGTAGTAGGGCCAGATCAGAAACGCCAACGCGCCAGACCAAAATCCCAGCTTTGCAAACCCGATTGTGAACAGCCACGCGAGCAACCATCCGCTGCTGATGTGGATGGTCGTGTCGTTGTCCATTCGCTCATCCTTTCCTGTTTTGTTGAACCGGGGTTACGCACTTACCGCACTACGCACCGGGCTTAGGCGCGGTGTCTGGCGCCAGGAGGTACGCGATCAGCGCCCGAAGGTCGTCGGTCAGCCGGTACCATTCCCCGCGGTGGTGGTGCTTTTCGATGAAATCGTGAATCATCCGCTCGCCGTCGGCGTGGGTCTCGATGGTCCCGATCAGAGTGCAATCGAACGGGTTCGATACCTGGATGCCGACAAACCGCTTCTGCGGCCGTGACGAAACCCCGACTTTCACGAAGCCGGCGCATTCGATGAAATAGACGTAGTGCTTTTGCACGGGCTTGGTCACAAGCGCCGGCTTGGCGCGCCACCGGTGCTTCCAGTACCAGACCCACTCCGCCCGGGTCAT